GTATTATAAATAGATTAGAGGATAAAATAAATGACCTCGAAAATAAAATTAAATAGGAGAAAAAATCATGGCAGTAACATGGACATACGAAGCACCAGCCGAAGGTGAAACAACTGTTGAAGTAACATTTACTTCAGATGATCCTGTACTAACTCATACTCGTGCTGTAAATGCAGTTTTTGAAGGTGATGTATATAGTGCACCACTAACTGAAGCTAGGGTTGCTGAAGTAGGTGCTGGAGTTGAAAATAAAATTGCTGTTGGAGCAATTACACCACCAGCTGAAGAAGAAGACGGCGGAGAATAATAATGGCAGTACCTAACAGTAGAGAAAGTTTAAAAGACTACTGCCTACGTGCGTTAGGTGCGCCTGTAATTGAAATCAATGTTGACGATGATCAATTAGAAGATAGAGTTGACGAGGCATTACAGTTTTATCAACACTATCACACAGACGCAATAGAAAAAGTATTTCTGAAACATAAAATTACTGGCAGTAAATTAAATTTATCTGCCGCAGCTAGTTTTTCAGTAGATGAAACTATTACAGGTGGTACATCAGGTGCTACGGCAAAAGTACATAAAAATACTACATCAACTCAAGTAGTATATACTGTACTTACCCACAATGATGAAATACCTTTTCAAGTAGGTGAAACTATTACAGGCGGTAATAGTGGTGCAACAGCAACGATCTCCAGCATTGTAAAAGGTGATATGGAAAACGAATATGTACCTATCCCTGATGCAGTAACAGATGTAATTAGATTATTCCCTATCTTCGATACATTTACAAGTAATAACTTATTTGATATTAAGTATCAAATGCACTTAAATGATATGTTTAGTTTGGGTTACATGGGTTCTTTATTAGAATACTCCATGGCTCAACAATATCTTTCAACACTAGATTTAGTTATTGATTCTGATAATAAGTTTGTTAGTTTTGATAGACATAGAAATCAACTTAGAATAGATATGGAATGGGATAAAGAAGTTGTAATGGACGAGTATCTAGTTGTTGAGGCATATAGAATTATAGATCCAGAAACATTTACAGATATTTACAATGACCATTATCTTAAAAAATATCTAACTGCACTCATTAAAAGACAGTGGGGTTCAAATCTACTTAAATTCGAGGGAATGCAAATGCCGGGTGGTGTTACATTTAATGGAAGACAGCTCTTCGATGACGCCACTGCAGAAATAGAAAAATTAGAAGAGGAAGTTAGACTGAATTGGGAGCAACCAGTTGACTTCTATATGGGGTAATAAATGCCACGTAACGTATATTTTAGTCAAGCAGTTCGATCAGAACAGAACTTATATGAAGATTTAGTAATAGAATCACTAAAAATCTATGGTCAGGACGTGTACTACATTCCTAGAACCTTAGTTAATCGCGATACTATTTTAAACGAAGATCCTTCATCTAAGTTTGATGATGCATACTTGATTGAAGCATACATTGAGAACATCGAAGGCTTTGAAGGGTCTGGAGATTTATATTCTAAGTTCGGATTAGAAATTCGTGATGAGGCCAATTTTATTATATCCAGAAAATCTTGGAATCATGCCATAGGTTTACATGAAACTCAATTAAAGCCTAGAGAAGGCGATCTGCTCTTCTTACCAATGACAAACTCATTCTTTGAAATATCATTTGTAGAAGATGATCAGCCATTCTATCAACTATCTAATCTACCTGTTTACAGATTATCATGTGCTCTCTTTGAGTATTCTGATGAAGAATTTGAAACTGGTATTGCAGAGATTGATGATAAGACAGGTGCAGAGGCTTATCAGATTGCAATGGATGTAACAGTTACAGGCGGTAACCACTTTACTCCATCAGAAATAGTAACACAAGAATTAGTACCAGCAGATGGCGATACTCCTGCAATATCAATCTTTGGTGAAGTGCAAACACTTACAAAAACTTCAGACATTGCCGCAAGTATTTCAGTATCTAACATAGGTGTTTCTGGTTCAACCACTTATAGACAGTTCGTAGCGTCCGCTAGTAAACCGCTAATTGGTGGTACTAGTGGTAACTCATGTGTTATTATAAAAGTTTATGATATTGGAGATAACGATACAAACAATGTATTTGCAAATGACGGCACTTCTCAAAACGTTGCTTTCGAACACATTGCAGATAATTTTATAGACTTTACGGAAACTAATCCGTTTGGTGATCCATCGGAGAGTTATTAATGTTTGGCGGTCATTTCTATCATGCAACCCTAAGAAAGTCAGTAGCAGTATTTGGTACTCTCTTTAATAATATTTCTATTGTCCGTAAAGACGGCAATGGTGGTATTCTATCACAAATAAAAGTTCCTCTTGCATATGGGCCAAAACAAAAGTTTCTTGCAAGATTAGACCAAGACACAAATATTGATGCATCAGTTGCATTAAAATTACCAAGAATGGCTTTCGAAATTACTTCACTTACACAAGATTCTGCTTCTAAATTAAATAAGCTGAGTAATATAGTGGAGTCACATGGAAGTGATGTAACCAAGAAAAAGAAAATTGGATTCTATACTCCTTATACAATAGGCATGTCATTATATATTATGGCAAAGAACCAAGATGATGGGTTACAAATTATGGAACAAATACTTCCATACTTCCAACCAGATTATACAGTTACAATCAAACCCGTAGATGGATTTGATTTTAAACAAGATGTACCAATAGTATTAACTAGTGCAGATATTCAAGATGATTATGAACAAGATTTTGTTACTAGACGAGTATTGATATATCAATTAGATTTTAGTATGAAAATGAAATTTTATGGACCAGTTAATGATAATGCTAATATTATCAGAGAAGTTAATATAGACTTTGAAAAATTTGGTACCGCAAATGATTCAGCAACTTTTGAGGAGATGGACTTTACAGTAGGTGCTACAGATACAGCAGATAACTTTACTGTAACCACAACTATTGACGAAAGTCCAGCACAAGATTAATATGGATAAAAGAGAAAAATTGAACGCATCTTTGGAGAAAAATTTACCAACTAAAAGTAAGGCAAATTTACCAGCAGTAACTAAAGATGATAAAGATATAAAAGATGATTACGAATTCTCTAGGAATACTTACAGAGATTTAATTGCTACTGGTACTAGGTCTTTAGATATTTTGGCAGAACTTGCCAGAGAGTCCGAACACCCAAGAGCATTTGAAGTATTATCTAAGTCCATTAAAGATATTAGTGATACTACAGAAAAATTAATGGCTTTACAAAAAGATAAAAAGTCACTAAAAGATGAAAAACAGAATGATGATGCTAAGAGAGTAACTAATAATAATGTATTTGTTGGTAGTACAACAGATTTACAAAAAATGTTACTTGATAGAGATAGAGTGATTGATGCAGAGAATAAAGAATAACGAGTTTGGTTATTTAGGTAACCCTTCAGTAAAGCGTGATGGTGTAGAAACACAATTTACTAAAGATGAAGTATTAGAATATGCTCAATGCATGCAAGATCCGGCGTATTTTGCTCGTAAATATTTAAAAGTTATTTCACTGGATAAGGGTTTAGTACCATTTGATTTATATCCTTATCAAGAAAAGATGTTTCATCACTTTAATGATAATAGATTTAGTGTTATATTGGCATGTAGACAAAGTGGTAAATCTATTTCATCAGTTGCTTATTTACTATGGTATGCTTGTTTTCACCCAGAGAAAACTATTGCAATACTAGCAAATAAGGGTGCTACAGCAAGAGAAATGTTAGCAAGGGTAACTCTAATGTTAGAGAATTTACCTTTCTTTCTACAACCTGGCTGTAAGGCTCTAAATAAAGGTTCTATAGAATTTAGTAATAATTCAAAGATTATGGCCGCAGCAACGAGTGGTAGTTCCATTCGTGGTTTATCCATTAACTTACTTTTTCTGGACGAGTTTGCTTTTGTAGAAAATGATGCTCAATTCTACACATCAACTTATCCTGTTATATCTTCTGGTAAAGATACTAAAGTGATTATTACATCTACAGCAAATGGTGTAGGAAATATATATCATAAAATATGGGAAGGAGCATCACAAGGGACAAATGAATATAAACCTTTCCGTGTGGATTGGTGGGATGTCCCAGGCAGAGATGAGAAATGGAAAGAAGAAACTATTTCAAATACTTCTGCATTACAGTTTGAGCAAGAGTTTGGAAATACTTTTCATGGTCGTGGTAATACACTAATAGATGCAAATCATTTATTAGCACAAGTAGCAAAGGATCCATTGGTGTATAAAGAGAATATCTTTATTTATGAAGAGCCTATAAAAGACCATAATTATATTATGACAGTAGATGTTTGTAAAGGAAGAGGACAAGATTATTCTACTTTTACAATTATAGATGTATCTGGCGATGTATTTAATCAGGTGGTAGTTTTTAGGGATAATAATATATCACCTATGTTACTACCAGATATAATTTATAAATATGCTAATATGTATAATGAAGCATATGTGGTAGTAGAAAGTAATGACCAAGGTGCTGTTGTATGTAACGGACTATATTATGATTTAGAGTATGAGCATATGTTCGTTGAATCTTCTCTTAAGGCAAATGCAATTGGCGCAACAATGACCAGAAGAGTAAAACGTATTGGATGCTCTACAGTAAAAGATTTAATAGAACAGAGAAAACTAATTATACATGATGCACAAACAATTATAGAAATGAGCACATTTGTTTCTAAGGGTAGTAGTTATCAAGCAATAGCTCCTAACCATGATGATTTAATGATGAACTTAGTGCTATTTGCTTGGTTTACATCTACTGATGTATTTAATGGATTAACAGATATAGATATAAAGAACATGCTATACAAAGAAAGATTAGCAGAAATTCAAGACGATATGGTACCATTTGGTTATATTGATGACGGAGAAGAATTACCAGCAGGAGTTGGAGATGGTAAAGGTAACGTATGGTTTGAACAAAAATGGAAGGGGCAGTCATTCTAATGAAAAACTTTAACGATTTTTTTATACCTGAAGAGTTCGAGGAACCAATCGAGCAGAGTGACTTGCACGTTGCTGTTCTTGGTAAAAAAGAGTCAGGTGAAGGCACGTTCGCAGAAATTGCTGAAGAAGTCTGTAACGGCAAGAAAATTGCCTTTGATCAAATCTATATAGATGAAGCATGGATATCACAATCAGATATTGAGATTGGTAAAGTTACTATTCAGAATGCAGATGGTAAAGATAATTCAATAGAATTAACTACACATAATACCATTATCTTTGTTAGAGCAGGTGCATTAGAGAGTCTAGCTTGTCAAGCTATCGTATCTTCTTTACAAAGTATAGGTTTCTTCTTAGTAAATGATTTAGAATCAATGTTAGCATGTCATAATAAAATGACCAACTCTTTACTTTTAGAAAGAAATAATATCCCTACTCCAAAAACAACCATTTTAAATAATGAAAAATCCATAGAAGATGCACATAAAAGGGTTGGTGGTAAGTTTCCCGTAGTTATAAAGACACTTACAGGAACACAAGGTGTAGGAGTTTCTAAAGTAAATGATATGGGATCACTAGTATCAGTTGCACAATCTTTATGGAAGTTTAATGCAGACTTACTTCTACAACAGTTTTTAGATATTAAATCGGATGTCAGAACCCTTGTTGTGGGTGGTAAAATTATAGGTGCAGCAGAAAGAATTAGAGAAGAGAACAATACAGAATTTAGAAATAACGTACACTTAGGTGCAAAGACAAGACCATATAAATTATCAGAAGAAGAAAAGGAATTGGTAGTTGCAGCTGCAAGATCAACAGGTGCTTGGTATTGTGGTGTAGATCATTGCCAAGTGGGTGATGATTATTATATCTTAGAGGTAAATGGATCTCCAGGGATTCGATCACACTTTAATGCCTATGACCCAAATGATGGTAAAAGTTTAGGTAAAAAGACAGATAAAGATATGGTAGGCCTTATTATAGAATTCTTTTCCAGCGACTTAAATCGTAGACCAATGATGAGAACAGAGGCTGGATTTATAGAAACAGTAATATTGGAAGGTATGGAAGATGATCCAATTCGTGCAAAATTCGATACAGGTAACTCTGCATCGGCAACTATGCTTCATGTAGATTCACTAGAAGCAGATGGTGATTTTGTAGAATGGAGTAAAAACGGAAACAAATTTAGAAGCGAAGTAATTGGTATATCAGAACCAAGAAGAGGTGGTAAACCATTTGATGTTAGACCAATTATTGAGCATAATGTAATATTTAATAATAAAAAATATAATTGTGAAATAGGGTTAACTCTTAAGGATACTGCATCCGAAATGTTAGTAAATAGAATATTATTAACTAAATTTAAGGTTGCAATTAACCCTAATAGACAGTTTATACTGAGTGATGTTACAGCTCGTAATGATGATACTGATCACTAGGATACTCTTATTTATAAATAATACTAGTGAATATCCGTATTATGAACTTATTAACTAACTCAAATTGAGAGGATAAAGCGATGGCATTTCAAGTCTCACCTGGCGTTCAGTTCAAAGAAATTGACGCCACTAATGTTGTCCCAGCAGTTTCATCATCTATTGGTGGATTTGTAGGACAATTTCATTGGGGTCCGGTAAATGAGATTACTTTGGTTTCGTCAGAAGATGAGATGGGAAGTATTTTTTCTACGCCGAAGCTCAATACAGCGAATCACTTTCTAACCGCGGCATCATTCTTAAAGTATGGCAACGCGTTGAAAGTAATCCGAGCAGTTAATTCATCTGCTCGTAATGCCTGTACTACATTAGCTAGTGCAGTGCTTATAGAAAATGAAGATGACTATGATGGCTCAACTCTTACTGGAGATTGGCACGCTAAATACCCTGGCGTTCTAGGAAACAGTTTAAGAGTGGAAGTATGCTCTAACTCTACTGCATTTACTGCAGCAGATGTTAATCCATACGCAGGAGACGAAGCAACTGCAGATTGGTTATATGCATCCTATTTTGAAGGAGCCCCAGGCACTTCAGATTGGGCTGTAAGCCAAGATGGTGCAAACGTCAACGATGAGCTACACGTTGTAGTTATTGACCATGATGGTCTTATCAGTGGTACTAAAGGAACTGTATTAGAAACTTTTGGTTTCTTATCACAGGCTTCTGATGCAAAAGACATTAATGGAACTTCATTATACTATAAAGAAGTAATTAATAGACAATCACAGTGGATATGGTTTGGTGCGGCAGCAGCAGAACATAGCAGAAGTGGTAACACTATTGCTGCAGTTAAAGCATTGGCTGCTTCTACTGATCCAGCAATTGGTGCTGGTGTATTCCAAACTTCAGATACAATTCTATCAGACGACCTATCAGGTGGTTTAGATGGAAGTGATATCGGCGCTTCTGAAATTAATTCAGGTTTTGATTTATTTAAAGATTTAGATACAGTTGATGTATCACTTCTTTTTGCAGTACCTGATGCAGACGGCTCAGATTTAATTGGTGAAAAACTAATTGAAGTTTGTGAACACAGAAAAGATTGTATGGCATTCATCTCTCCACCTATTGCAGATACACAAGGAGTTGCCTCAGCAACTGCAGTAACTAATGTAATAGCTTATAAAGCAGCTTTAACAGCTTCTTCTTATGCAGCTATAGATAGTGGAGCAATTTATGTTTATAACAAGTATGCTGATCAATATGTTTGGATCGGTGCATCTGGTTTAGTAGCAGGTCTAGCAGTTAATGCTGACAATGTTGCAGATGCATGGTTCTCACCAGCAGGTGTAAATAGAGGTCAACTCCGAGGAGTAACTAAGTTGGCTTACAACCCAACTCAAGCACAGAGAGATTCACTCTATGTAGCAAAAGTTAAT